CCGTCGCTGGTCGTGGCCATCGGCACCCGCTGGCACGAGGACGACTTCATCGGGCGGCTTCTCAGCAAGGAGTACGACGGCGACCCCGACGACTGGGAAGTCATCTCGTTCCCGGCACTCGCTGAGGAGGACGACGTGCTGGGCCGCAGTGTGGGCGACCCGCTCCTGAGTCCCCTGCTCCGCGACGAGACACCCGAGCAGGCGCTTGTCCGGTGGGCGGGCGTCAAGCGGTCGGTCGGCATGTACTCGTGGTCGGCGCTGTTCCAACAGCGGCCCGCCCCCGCCGAGGGAGCCGTATTCGACATCGCCGCGTTCCGGTTCTGGACGACGAACCCCGCCCTCGCCACGGAGGACGGCAAGGTGCGATACCTCGACCCGGCAAGCGCGGTCGGCACGCGCTGGCTCGACTCGTGGGACATGGCCTTCAAGGCGACCGACGACAGCGACTTCGTGGTGGGCCAGCGGTGGATGCGCCTCGGCGCGAACCGCTACCTCATCGCACAGCGGCGTGGCAGGTGGACGTTCACCGGCACCATCGCCCAGATGAAGGCGTGGGTCGGGGGCGGCGACTACGGGAACAAGGTGCATCAGCGGCTTGTGGAGGACAAGGCCAACGGGCCTGCGATCATCGACACCCTCCACGACGAAATCAGCGGCATCAAGGCGATCAACCCCGGCGTCAGCAAAGAGGCCCGCGCCCGCAGTGTGACGCCCGAGATTGAGAGCGGGAACGTCTACCTGCCGCATCCAGTGGAGTCGCCGTGGGTGCTCGACTTCATCGCGGAATGCCGCTCGTTCCCTACGGGCGCGCACGATGACCAAGTGGACGCCATGACGCAGGCCCTCACCGAACTGCGCGAAAGCGGCGGCGTCACGATTACTGTCCCCGGCGAGCGGAACGCACCCGCCATCGCCAACCGCTACACGGCGAGCCGCACCGGCATCCGCCGCTCACCCGGAGGTTGACTACCTGTGCATAAGTCTGTGGATAACCTGCTCGCGCTGATCTTTACGCTCAGGCTGTCGCGCGTCGTCACAACAGATTGGGTCGGCTTCTGGTGGTTCCGCAAGCCCGCCGAGCAATGGGCACTGCGAGCCGAGCGTGACGCGATGGTGCGCGCCGGGGCACAGCGCGACCCGTACAAGCGCGACCCGATGCCTCCCCTGAGCGAGATGAGCCTGGGTGACGACCCGCTCACCTGGCAGGGGAAACTCGTCAAGGGTTTGGATTGCCCCTTCTGTGTGGGATTCTGGCTGGGGGCGCTGGTTCTGCTCAGCCTGACCATAACGCGGGCGGTGCCAGCGCTCGCCCCCGTGTGGCGGGCTGTGGCGGTGGTGTTCTCGCTCAACTACGTCGTCGGGCACATCGGGTCGAGGCTGGACTGATGGCCCGCGTCCGGCGCATCCGGGTCGAGGTCGAAGTCGAGGACGACGACGGCATCGTCACCCTGCACGAGACGGACGGTGTACCCGTGCCGGGCACCGTCGAGGCGCGCATCGTGCCGCACTACCGGACGCAGATTCACCGGCGCGCAGGCTACGTCGAGCCGCAAGGCGTCGTGGACGTGACGGTGTTCTTGGACGCGCGCCTCGACCACCCGCACTTCCGCGTGACGACCCTCGACCACAACGCCGAACTCTTGCCCGCGCACGATGTCTGGCGGATCATCGAGGGATGACGCACACGAAGAAAGACCAGCCGGAAACCAACGACCGGGAAGTCAGGCCCATCGGCGCTCACGAGGACGGCACTTCGTTCACCAACGCCGACAACGATTGGCCCGAGGGCACAGTCGGCCCGAACGGCAGGCCCGCCCGCAAGAGCGAGCGCACCGAGGACGACTAGCGAGTGACCGGGCCGCGTGCCGTGGCGGGTGCCAGGTGTCAACTCGCTCGCGGCCCGGTCACCAGCATCCTATTGACGCGGGTGGGACAATGACCCCATGACCACTCCCCGCACATACGTCCCCGTGCCCGGGGGGCCAACCCCCGCCGACCTGCCCGATGCGGGCGCGATCACGCCCAAGGTCGCTGAGCCGGGCATCCCCACGACGCGCCCCGCCCCCATGAACAGCCTGCTCGCCGCCGCAACCCGGCTCACCGGCGCATCGCTCCTCGCCAGCCGCACGCATCGCACCGGCAGTGCGGAGCAGTGGCAAGAGGACGCCTGGGAGATGTACGACCTCGTGGGCGAACTCCGCTTCCTCGCGACGGTCATCGCGGCCACCGGCGCAAAGGCGCGCTTCTACGTGGGCACGCTCAGCGACGACCCGACCGACCCGCCCGTGCCGACCGAGGATCAGGAGTTGATCGACGCGCTCGAAGCCATCGGCGATGGGCCGAGCGGCCTGTCGCAGTTGGTGCGCAGGCTCCTGATCAACCTGTACGTCCCCGGCGACGGCTGGCTGGTGGGCATCCCGAAGGCGCTGATGCCCGAGAACCGGCAGGAGGGCGCACCGCCCCCGGCGCGCGGCGATGGCGTCGTGATCCTGGACGACCTGGTGTGGCGGATGCTCAGCGTGAGCGAAGTCAAGTTCGAGAGCGACGACATGATCCTGTCGCTCGGGGTGGGCAAAGACCAGGAGGTCCGCGCACGCGCCGACGACCTGTATCCGATTCGGGTGTGGAACCCGCACCCGCGCCGCTCGTGGGAGGCCGACAGCCCCACCCGTTCCAGCCTGCCCGTGCTCCGCGAACTGGTCGGGCTGACAATGCACATCAGCGCCCAGATCGACTCTCGCCTGGCGGGCGCAGGCATCATCATCGCCCCCGACAGTGCCGCCCGTGCCGCGCGCCGCGCCGCAGGGCTACCCGAGGACGGCCCCGACGACCCATTCACCGACGCGCTGATCAAGGCGATGATGACGCCGATCAGCGACCGGGCCAACGCATCCGCCTACGTGCCGCTGGTGTGGACGGTCCCTGACGAGTCTGCGGCGATCTTCCGGTATCTGGATCAGGGCGACCGGATGCTGGACAGCCAGGCGAAGGACATGCGCGACGAGAGCATTCGCCGGTTCGCGCTCGGTGCCGATGCGCCCCCCGAACTCCTGCTCGGCGTCGGCTCGATGAATCACTGGGGCGCGTGGATCGTCAAGGAGGACGTGGTCCACACCCACCTGGAACCGCCGCTCGCCCTCGTGGCCGACGCCTTCACAACGCAGTACCTCCGCCCGGTGATGCGCCAGATGAATCGCAACGAGGAGGACATCGAGAACACCGTCGTCTGGTTCAGCGTGGATCATCTGATCATCGCGCCGAACAAGGGCGAGGACGCCAAGGTCGCCCACGAGGCAGGCGCGATCAACGACAAGGCCCTGCGCGACGCATACGGCTACAGCGAGGACGACGCCCCGCAGGAGAGCCTGATGAGCGAGGCCCGGCGCGTGTCGCTGGACATGGTGCGCCAGCATCCCTCGCTGATGACCGACCCCGGCCTGGACGTGATCGTCAAGCAGATGGAAGCCCTGCTCTCCGGGGCGGCGATCCCCGTCGAAGAACCCGAGCCGGTGCCCCCGGGCCTAGAACAGCCGCAGGCCGACGACGACGCCGAAGCCGATGAGCAACCCGACCCCGACGCCGACGACGACGCAGACACCGAGGGGGGTCCGCCCCGGCGCATAGAGCGCCCCGACCTGGACATCGCCGCAAGCGCACGCGCCCTCCTGCCGGTGTGACATGAACATTCCATCGCCGTGCCCATGTTGCGGGGCATACTCGCTCCTGCCCGACCAGCAGACCGTGACGCTCGTGGCCGTCTGCGACGTGCTGTGCGTCAAGGCGCTGGAACGGGTGGGGCAGTTCATCACCCGGGCCAGCCGCCAGCGCTACCAGATGGCGCAGGGCAGGCCGCTCCACGTCATCCACACCATCTGGCAGGCCAGCGACGAACAGACCGAGCGTGCCCTGCGGGGCGCGTGGGACGTGGTGCCTGCCCTGCTCGACCTTCACGGCACGTGCTGTGACGTGACCGGCTTGCAGGTGACCTCGATGCTGGACGAGTACGTCCACGACCTCGTCCTGACCGGCACCCCGCACACCCTCCACGGCGAGGGCGGGCTGGAATACCGCTTCGCATCGCGGCTCGGCCTGCCGGTGCGCGAGATGGAGGATGCCCGCGATGCTGGCTGACCTGAACTCCCCGGCGAAGGCCCTCGCCCAGCAGGCCCATCTGGAAGCCCGCGTCGAGGCGGTGCTCCTGAGCCAGATGGGC